AGCTCCTTCACGATATCCGGCATGATCGTGCTGCTGGTGCTGTGATCGCTGCTCATTCTGCAATGATGGCTTATGTTGCCATGACCATCAAAGCGATTCATGCTAACCTCGGCAAAGATGATGCGGCAGAGCAGATCAAGAATAAGCTCACCGGTCTCAATGCGGTCAAGGGTGTGATTAATGGTATGGGTCAGGTAGCTGCATGGGGTGTTGCCAAGGATGGTCTCGCCACTTTCGGCCTGCTCCCCAAGGAGATGATGTCAGCGCCTAATCAGGTTGGTGCCAGAGGTCTCACTGGAAGCTCAATACCAGTTCTCGGGCTGGCTGCTGATGTAGCTGAAGTCGGTAAGAACGTAGCCGACATGGTGTTCAGGGATAAGGAAGGCATCGAACTTAAAACCGCCAAGTCAGTTCAAGGGATCACACCCTTCGGAAGGGCTATCGGCATTAACCAAGCATGGAACGCCATGTTCAACTTGCTTGATGAATAGGAGGTATTATGGCTTATAGTCACACAGACACCGTGGGTGATGGAGGGACAGTTACATTCCCCTTCACCTTCAAAGGCCCGGACAACGGGTACTTCAGGGATGCCGATATCGAGGTGGAGTTAGATGGGACTCCCACCTTAGACTTCACCTTAACCGGCCCCACGCAGGTCACCTTTGCTGTTGCTCCTGCTGATCAAGTTAAGATTCGTATCATGAGGAAGCAGCCTGACGAAACACCCTACACGGACTTCCAGAGGGGCAATGCTTTCGGGCAAGCCAACATCAACCGGAGCTTTCTTCAGCAGCTCTATCTTCTCCATGAATTTATGGATGGGTTCAAGGTAGCTGGCTATTACGAGAAGCAGCACCTTAACATGGGGACCAACTACCGGATCATCAATCTTGCACCCGGCGTGGACCCTCTGGATGCTGTTAACGTAGAGCAGGCTGTGGCAGCATTCGAAGACATGGATGCTATCATCGCAGCAGCGGAGGCAGCGGCAGCGGCCAGTGCAGCGGCAGCGCTTGTGTCTGAGAACAACGCCTCAACTTCAGCAGATGAGGCTGCCGCTTCGGCGGCTTCTATTGTGGGTGACAGGGATGCTGCGGCTGCAAGTGCGGCTGCGGCTCTGGTCAGTGAGAACAACGCAGCTACAAGTGAGACCAACGCTGCGACCTCGGAGGCGGGTGCGGAGGCATGGAAGAATGCTGCTGCTTCAAGTGCAACCGCCGCTGGTATCTCGGCAGCTTCGGCTGATGCCTCTGATATCTCAGCGGCTAATAGTGCTTCGGCTGCTGATACCAGTGAGTCCAATGCTGCCAGTTCTGCCAGTGCTGCTTCTACCTCTGCGGATGAGGCGGCAGCTTCGGCTGCTTCCATTGAAGGGGATGTGATAGCTGCGGCGGCGAGTGCTGCTGCGGCCTTGGTGTCTGAGAACAATGCAGCTACCTCCGAGAGTAATGCCGCTTCCAGTGAATCGGCGGCGGCTGGTTCTGCCTCGGCTGCCTCTGTCAGTGCGGCTGCTGCTCTTGTATCTGAGAATAGTGCTGAGACCCATAAGAACAGTGCAGGCACCTTTGCAGGGAATGCCTTAGTCAGCCAGCTTGCAGCGGGTATATCGGCTGGTGCTGCGGCTGGTAGTGCTTCGGCTGCTGCTATTAGTGAGAGTAATGCAGCTGGTTCGGCCTCGGCTGCGGCCACCTCGGAGGCCAATGCTCAGTCAAGCGAAGATGATGCACTCACATATGCCACGGCTGCTTATGACTACCGGAACGCAGCCCAAGCTGCACAGGTTGAATGTGAGGCTTTGGTTCAAGCGGGTAACGTCTTCTTTGAAAGGCGAGGAACTGTTGCCAACGACCATGTTAACACAGATACTTCCGCTTGGCACCCTATGTCCTTTAATACTCTGTGGGCATCCATTGGTAGCGGAAGTGCGGCTGGTGTCTTTACTGCACCTATCAAAGGGCTCTATCATTTCACATCCACTTTTAAGTTTGATACTATGATTGGGCCTCCCATTTATATCATGGGTCGGTTCACGAACAATGGAGGTGAGGTCTATGTCGCAAGGCAAATGACACCGCTTGACATACCGGGCCACATCGCTCTGGCGGTGACCATGCTTCTTGATGTCGGTCATACAGTTACCGTGGAGTACTTTATGTGGGGTGGCACTTCCATTCGTATTGAAGGGCTTAATTCACACTGGACAGGCTTCCTCGTCAAAGAGGTTGTATAGAAAGGAGGTCTTATGCAAAACTTAGCAACATGGGCAGGAGTGCTTGTGGCCGCGCTCTTGCCTGTTGTCGCTGCCTTAGTTATCTTGTATTCAGATGTACAATCACTCAAGGTCACCAAAGCAGAACAAAGGGAGGTATTGGAATTAAAAGTTGACTTCACGAAGCAGATGACTCGGAACACAACAGCCATCGAAAACTTAAATGAAACACTCAAAACATTAGGAAGGAGATTTGACTATGGCAAATAAGAACGCGGCTAACGAGAACGAGATCGGAACTCTGCACAAGCTGATCACGATGTGTCATAACCTGAAGGCCACGTCCATGATGGATGCAGCTCGGCTGCTGATCGACAATGGATGTGAACCCGAGGAGCTGGCCATCCTGCTGAACTCCAAGGATCTGGCGGTCATGCAGAAGTGGGTTGAATACAATGGTGTGGCTTGTTCAACAGCAGAGGATGAGGAAGGATCTGAACTCTCTCAGCGGCTCAAGAAGCTGAAGAAAGCTCAGGCTGGCAAGGTGGTATCTTTTATGGACGCTCAGGAAGCAGTAGGAGGTAATTAAAGACCTACATAGATAAGGAGGCTTGATGGCTAAACGTGAGATATCTCAGGGGAATGAGCTTGAGATGCGTGAAGCCTTGGCATTGGTGCAGGAGACTTTTCCAGACAGTGAGGAAGGTTTCCTGCTCTTTGCTCAGACCTGTGTAAATGAGTTGATAAGGGGCAACCCTGACCTCAATAGGATACAGGCTGACATCTGCAAGTGGCTATACTCTGGCCATAAGTATCGCATGGTGCAAGCGCAACGTGGACAGGCAAAGACAACACTCACTGCAATCTATGCAGTGTTCCGGCTAATACATGACCCTGCCTTGAGGATCTTGATCTTCTCTGCTGGTGGTAAGATGTCGAAGGAGATTGCATCTTTCGTCATTCAGATAATCAACGGCCTTGACTTCCTCTGGATGTTGAGGGCTGATAAGAATGCAGGTGACCGTGAGTCCGTCGAGGGCTATGACGTTCACTGGATGTTCAAGGGTGTGGAGAAGTCTCCTTCCATCAAGTGCATGGGAGTGGATACCAACGCACAGGGATCACGTGCCGATGTCTTGATTGCAGATGATATCGAGTCCATGAAGAACTCAAGGACAGTGAACACCCGAGAGGTATTAGAAGATCTGACCAAGGAGTTTGAGGCCATCTGCGCCGATGGTGATATCATTTATCTTGGTACTCCTCAGTCTGTCGAGTCGATCTATAACAACCTGCCCGGTCGTGGATACCATATCCGCATCTGGCCCGGTCGTTATCCTACGGAGAAAGAAGAAGATGCCTACGGGGATAACCTTGCTCTCATGATCAAACAGGATATGATCATCAATCCCCTGATCCGTGAAGGCGGTGGGATGGATGGTACGATGGGACAACCCTGCTGCCCTGAGATGTTCCCTGAAACACGCCTACTTGAGAAAGAACTCTCCATGGGTCCGGCTAAGTTCCAGCTTCAATTCATGCTGAATACGAGCTTGTCCGATTCCGAGCGATACCCGTTGAAGATTGAGAACTTGATGGTGGCTGACTTCAGCCGTGATCAGGCTCCGGTTCTGCCGGTCTGGTCGAACGACCCCCGCAACCTCTACCGATCCACGATGCTTGGCGGGAAGTTTAGGGTGTATCGCTGTGTCCAGCATCAATACGAGATGAGGCCGTTCGATGACACCATCATGTATATTGACCCGGCGGGTGGTGGTAAGAATGGCGATGAGATGGGCTATGCGGTCATTAACTTGATCGGAGCCTATATCTACATCTCAGCTATCGGTGGTGTGCCGGGCGGCTACGAAGAGGAGAAGCTGCTCAAGCTGGTGGCTGTGGCTAAACAGCACGGGGCCAAGACGGTGTGCATCGAGAAGAACTATGGCAACGGCGCTCATGCCAATATGCTCAAGCCTCTCTTTGCCCGTGAGAAATGGCCGGTCAGGATCGAGGACGTGTATGAAGCAGGCCAGAAGGAACTCAGGATCATCGACGTGATTGAACCCCTGCTCTCTTCTCACCGACTCATCATATCTCCTGCTGCGCTCGACTACGACGCCACCTCGGTTGGCATCTACTCCGTCGAGAAGCAGATCACATATCGGTTCATCCACCAGATGAAGATGCTCACCCGTGACTCAGGGTGCCTCCGACATGACGATAGATTGGATGCACTGGCCGGTGCTATCCGGTGGGTGGTCGAGAGGTTAGACTTTGACACTCAAGTTATGATTGAGGCAAAACGAAGATCTGAGGCACTAACGGAGATCGCCGTATGGAATGACCCGGTTTCTCGCCGCGTGTGGCTTACAGGGGTGGTTCCGGTCGTCTCAGGCCGTGTGTCTCGAAATAGTCTCAATTCGGTACAGAACCGTCCCGGTCGAAAGAGACGGAATAGGTTCTAAATAGGGTAGTATCTCAGATGTCAAGCCCCAATATTGATGGTAGATGCAGTAGTTCAACTTCTTCTTTTCCTTGTTATTTCATATACTTATAATTAGAGACCTACATAGGTATGGAGAGAACAAGAAATAATAAGAAATAAAAGAAGAGAAGAACTACAAGAGATCTCTATCAATAATTAGAGACCTACATAGATATAAGAAACTTTAAGAAATACACCATATAACTCAAACAACAAGGAGAATATAAACATGGCAACAAACTACGAAGTACGAGGAGATGCACAGCCCGCAGCAATCAAGTCAGACATCGCAGTATTCGATCTCCCTCGGGTAGCTCAGGCTGACATCGAGGACAAGACAGCAGCCATCAACCTTTCCATCGTATCCGGTAAAGCCCTCGGAACTTCCGTTCTCATGAAGCATACAACCGGAGATGGCTATGACCTCGCCGTGGCTTCCGGTCCCGCCGATGTTGATCCCTGGGTTCTGATCGCAGGTGCTTCCTCGGCAACTGCTCTCACTCTCACGGAAGCTGGTGATGTAGGAGATGCAGCAGGCATCACGGTTCAGATGAACCTGATCGAGAATGCCTTCAATGCTCTCGTCGCCGGGTACACGATCACACCCGCATAATCGTGAACTTTATGAACGGCTCTGGTACACTCTCTGGCGAGCTTCAGATATACTCGTCTTAGGGTTGTACCTTGCCGGAAGGAGGCTAACATGATTGAGAACGTGACAACTCTCACGACACCCACTCCCTGTCATTTCGAGAAAGAACCTCTGGCAGTTGAGGTGGGTACAGCTCTTGCCCTCGGGACAGTGCAGACAATGGTTACTCATGAGTCTGAAGTGATGGGAGATTATAAAGCACCCGGTCCGAAGATTGTCTGCTTTCTCATCATAGACTCCCTTGGGACTCCCACCCATGTCCCCTATGAGAACGTAACCTTTGAAACTGACGAAGGAGGAAAGATGATATGCTGAAGGACTACACAACGAAACCCATGACAGTGCTTGCCTGTGAGATCACTGAGGCTGGCAAGATCGAGAAGATCAAAACCGGGGTCTATAAATACACAGAGCGTGGCAGGGGTGCTGCTTCTACCCTGCTTGAGTTTACCAAAGGTGCAAAGCAGAAGGAGCCCAAGGTTGGCGACTTCATCATCCGACTCAAGAAGGATGACATTTACCTCTGCGACCGGGAGACCTTCCTGAAGAAGTACGCCTGTGAAGGGATGAAAATCAAATGAAGACCTTCCTGACCTACACCTACAATGAGATTCTTTTGATGCAGGCTTACTCGCATCTCTTAATGCTGGCACTCGCTGGTATATAACAACAGATCCTCAGCAAGAGTTTAAACTGCTGGAAAGGTTTATATTATATGGATTCAGTTATGCTTCCGCACGTTGACCACATGAGAGTACTTTGGGGAGATCAGGGTGTTGGTGACTCTAACTACGCAGCTTGTGCTGTTGACATGGGCAATGGTGTCACCCGATACTACTACCTCGCCGGGCTCTCTCTTCTTCAGGATGGGCATCTGAAGGATCAGCTCTGTTATCGTGATTCCAATGACCTTGGTACTGAGGTTGCTGTTCTCAATGCCGAGACTCCCGGTCTCCTCGAAGCAGTACAGGCTGATGGTGGCAACTTCGTTCTCCACATTGGAGATCCCACTGTGCTGAAGATGACAAATGGTGTGACAGGAGATCCCCTGTGGCACATGTACTTCACACTGGCCGCTGGCTATGCACAGACCGACACTCAGCTCTGGGGTTGCGTCTCTGCTGATGGCGTGAACTGGTGTTGCTTCAAGCGTATTATCGAGAAGGACTTCCATCTTCCCGGTTGGGGTGACGGTGCAGGATGCCCCTCTGTGATTGAATATCCCGGTCTTCCCGATGGAGCCATGTTCGCCATGGTATTCGAGAACAG